ACCTTGTTGTGGTAAAGGAAACTTTGTATTAGGAATATTTGATAAGTTCTATAAAGGACTAGAGAATACAATTGATGATAAAGTAGAGAGATGTAGAGTAATAATAGATGAGTGTATTTACTACTCTGATATAACAACTTTGAATGTGTTTATAACTACACAATTGTTACATTTTCATTCTAATATGTATATGAGAGGAGACGAAGAGAGTAATATAGAGATAGATTATGAGTATGAATACAAGAGTAATGTAGGTAACACGTTAGAATTAGATATCAAAGAAAAATGGGGGTTAGAAGGATTTGATTTAGTAGCAGGTAATCCACCATATCAAAGTTCTTGCGGGAATAAAGGTAAGGGTAATACATTATGGGATAAATTTGTAAATATTTCTTTAAACAAATGGTTATGTAAAGATGGTTATCTTGTGTTTGTTCATCCACAAGGATGGAGACAAATAGATAATAAAATTGGAAAATTAATGCTTTCAAAACAGATTTTATATTTAAATATGAATGATGTAAATGAAGGTAAAAAAGTGTTTAAATGCTCTACAACATTTGATTATTATGTATTACAAAATATTGAATCTTTTCAAGAAACTATTATAAATGACTATAAAAATAAAGAATATTCTTTTGATTTAAAAAATATGAGATTCATCCCTAACCACACTGTTTTAGATATAACTAAATATTTAGACTATGAAAATGAAAATGGTATAATAAAAGACAGAAGTACATATGGTACTGATAAAAAATGGATGTCAAAAGTAAAAACAGAAGAATTTAAATATCCATGTGTTTACTCAATAAATAAGAAGAATGAATTATCATTAAGATACTCTAATACAAATACAAAAGGACATTTTTGGATAATTAAATTTATTGTTTCAAATGGGTCTGGGTGTTATAAAGATATTGAAGGAAAATACGGATGTACTGAATGGTCATATTATATAAAATGTAACGTTGAAGATATGGATGACATTGAAAAATGTTTTCAAAATCAAGAATTCTTAAATATTATTGATGCTGTAAAATTAACATCTAACAAGTATAATTATTCTATTCTAAAATATTTGAAAAAAGACTTTTGGAAAGAGTTTATAGAAGAAGAGAGTAAGGAAGAGAGTAAGGAACAACAATCAAATATACCTTCAATTTCTTCTCTTACTCTTTCCAAACTCAAGGATATAGCAAGACAATTCAAAATAAGAGATTTCACGAATAAAAAGAAAACAGACTTAATCACACTCTTAGACAATGCTTTAAATACTAATAACGAATTAAAAACATACCTTCAATCTTTGTAAATAAAGTATTTAATACTGTTATATATTTCAAACTAAAATAGTTTGAAATGATAATCTTAAATTGATATTAATAGTTATAACATTATTAAAAATAAAATGTCTTTTATCTTTTCACAAAATCAAGAAATCATAGATAATTTAAGAGAGTTATATTCTAAATCTTCTCCTGATAAAATTAGAGACCTAATTGCTTCTCACTTTATTCCCTCTGAAGAAGAAAGGAAAAAGAATGCTGAAGTATCTACTCCTATGAAATTGGTAGATGAGATGTTAAAAAAGGTGCCTGCTGACTTTTGGACTAAACCTAAAAAGGTATTTGAACCATGCTGTGGTAAAGGAAACTTTGTGTTAGGAATATTTGATAAGTTCTTTATTGGTCTTGAAAACACTATAGTGGATAAGGAAGAACGAGTTAGAGTGATAATAGAAGAATGTATTTACTATTCAGATATAACAACTTTGAATGTGTTTATAACCACACAATTGTTACATTTTCATTCTAATATGTATATAAGAGGAGATGAAGAGAGTAATATAGAAGATGAAGAGAGTAATATAGAGATAGATTATGAGTATGAATACAAGAATAATGTAGGTAACACATTAGAGTTGAATATAGAGGAGAAATGGGGGTTGGAAGGATTTGATTTAGTAGCAGGTAATCCACCATATAATTCATCTGGTAATACCGGTACAGGCAATACTATTTGGCAGGATTTTACAAAAATATCGTTAAATAAACTCCTACAAAACAGTGGTTATCTATTATATGTTCATCCTCCTGGTTGGAGAAAACCAAACACAAAAAGAGGAAAATTTTATGGATTATATAAATTAATGACACAAGAAAATCAAATGATATATTTATCTATACATGGTATTAAGGACGGACAAAAAACATTTAATTGTGGAACTCGTTATGATTGGTATATAATTCAACATACATCTAAATATACTACAACTATTGTTAATGATGAAAAAAATAATAGGCTTGTTATTGATATGAATGACTTTGATTGGTTACCAAATTATAATATTGATACTATTCAAAAAATTCTAGCTGGAGAAAATGAAGAAAAATGTCATATTATATATAGTCCTTCTGCTTATGAACATAGAAAAAAATGGATGTCAAAAGAAAAAACGGATGAGTTTAAATATCCTTGTATTCATTCAACACCAAAGAGTGGTGTTAGATATATGTATAGCAGTCTAAATGATAAAGGTCATTTTAATGTTCCAAAAATTATATTTGGTGAAACAGGTATTTATAATTCAGTTATTGATATTAATGGGAAATATGGGTTAACAAATGGATGTATTGGAATTGAAATAGAAAATTTAAAAAATGGAGAAAATTATAATTTTTTTTTAGAAAGTAGTATTATGACAGATATTATAAAAAGTTGTTCTTTTTCATCTTTTAGAGTTGATTGGAATATATTTAAAGAGTTCAAAAAAGATTTTTGGAAAGAGTTTATAGATGAAGAGAGTAAGGAAGAGTATAAGGAAGAGAGTAAGGAAGAACAATCAAATATACCTTCAATTTCTTCTCTTACTCTTTCCAAACTCAAGGATATAGCAAGACAATTCAAAATAAGCGGTTTCTCGAATAAAAAGAAAACAGACTTAATCACACTCTTAAACAATGCTTCAAATACTAATAACGAATTAAAAACATACCTTCAATCTTTGTAAATAAAGTATTTCAAACTTTGTAGCATCAATTTATTTGTTATCCATTTTTAATACTAAAGAGTATTAAAAAAATGTTAGAATTTACAAGTTATTTTTTTTCATTTTTACAACAAGAAATACACCTTTTGTTTATTCCGTCTTTTCTTTGTTTATGATTCCAGAAATGATGTATCTCCTTTCTAATGTTACACAAGTTACAAAGTTTAAACTCTCCTGGTTCTACTGTTGATGAAATTTTCTTTGCGTATTTAGCACAACATTTTCTACATTTTGGCATAAGACCGTCTGGACTATCTCTCTTTTTTCCAAAATCATTTCTATCTTTTTCTGTTTTACAATCTATACATACTTTTACTTGAACTTCTATATGCTCTCTTTCAATTGTTCTTGCTTCATACATATTAATAGTACAATCTTTACATTCTGAAGTTTTACCGTCTGAACTTCCCACTCTATTGTAGAAATCGCTTATTTGTTTGACAACCGAGCACTTAGTACATCTTTTCATTTCTACTTCATTTTTAACTGCGTCTCTTCTTCTTCTATATAAAATTTTATAACATTCTTTACAAGAATTATTCAAACCATCTCCTCTTGTTGAATTTTTCGCAAACATCTCATAAATCTTCTCCTCCTTACACGTAGAACACTTCTTTATTGGTTCTTCGTCTTCAATAAACTCAAAAATTATATCGCTCTCTTCCTCTTCGTTATACTTAATTAGTTCTTCTTCTTCTATGTAATCAAATTCATAAAAGTTTAGTTGTTCTCTCGCTGTGTTTATTATAACTTCGTCTTTTAGTTTTACTAACTCATGATTTAGTGGAACTCGATATTTTCTAAATTTCTGAAGAATACAATCTTCAATAAACTTTGCTTGCTCCAAATAAACCAAATAAGACAATTTCAAATTCGGAACTGAAGTTCGTTCAGATTTTAGTCGTACGTTTATATTACTTGTAAATCCTACTTTATACTTTTCAACGCTTGAATCTGGATCATACCAAACATAGAAGGAGTTGCCTTTCTTGAACTTGTAATAATTTCTTTGTCTAAGAATATTGTTATGATTTTTACGAAGATTTCTCAACTCAATTGTCGTATCCTTCAAAGTTTCTTCTGCTTTTATCATTTTCCTATCCGTATATGTTAGAGTAAGTTAAAGTTCATCATTTTTATTTTCTAACTCCTCGTTATCGTTCTCTAAAAACAATTTCTCGTTTTTTAAAGACAATACTTCTTGTTCTAACTTATACGAACCTTGTTTTCTTAGAGAAGGAAGTACCTCTGAAGTTACCCATCGCTTGATTTTTTTGCTTTCTCTAATTTAGACCTTAAAATTAGGCTATAAATACCTGATTCGTTAATTAAGATGGTATGACCTTGAATATTTCCGGGAGAACGAAAATGCCCCCTAAATCTTTAACCTTGTTAAAGGTTATTTTATCTTCAATATCAACATGGTCTCTAATTGCCTTCATAGAATTAGTATATCCTAAGATTTGAGCGATATCTTTTGCAACAAAGAGAGGTGTTTCATAATTTCCAAAGATACGGAGTTCTTTTCCGTCGGTTAATTCAGATTTAAAAAGGGGTAGGTTATTATTTGATAGCTGGGTATTTTCAGACTCTTCAGTTATCATTATGTTTCTTATTTTATATAAAATAAGAAGTTCTTAAATGTGTTTAAGTTTTAGTCAAACTTTGTAGCATCAATTTATTTTTAATACTATTCACAGTATTAAAAGTTATTATATTTAGGCAGATACAGGATGATCAGTCTTGACAAAGTGGGGTTTCAAGTGAGTTTGAATGCGGTAGTAAGTAAGGGGTTCGGTTTCGTTCTTTGAGTCATACTTGAGAAGTTTAGATAACTTGTTGTCTACTAGAATTTGTCGCCTATCGTCTGGGTTCTGCAGATCGTTTTCACGGATGTAATTGCAAACGTACTTGGTCACGTCTACTCTAGAGTGCAAAGTTTCGGGGTCCCACCCAGTGAACTTAGCCATATCCTTGGATATTTGTACAGGTTTGAGGAAACCTGAGTTGTTGTTATTTTTACGGTTTGTACGTACACGTTGCTTCATAACACGTGTTGTTTGTGCGCGTAGAGTCTTAACACGTTTTCCAAGAGAACGAAGGAATTTAACTCCCTTGGTTTTGGTTTGTGGGGTTTCTCTAAGACGAGCAATTTCAGTGTCGATTGAATGAACAAGTTCTTCGAATGATTCAACAACAGACTCGCGTGTGGGTTGTCTACGAGTGTTGGCTGGTTGAGTTGTGGACTCAACGTCGGATACAACTTCTTCTTCAACAACTTCTTCTTCTTCTTCTTCTACAACATTTTTCTTTACACGAGTTTTAGTTTTAGTTTTAGTTACTTTTACAGACTTTGGTGTTACTACTACTGGGGTAGTAGAAGATTCAGATACCGATGATTCGGATTTACGGGATACAGTTTTACGAGGCATTATTTAATAATATTTCCCCTGTCTTTAAACTTGTTTTTTAACTTGATTATATAAAAATGAATAATCTAAAAGTTTAAAACAAAATAATAATAATAATAAGATGGGAATTAATCAACTAAATAAATTTTTACGGAATAATTGTGATCACGTTTTTGAAGAAATTCATATATCAGAATATGCTTATAAAAAGGTAGCAATAGATATATCTCTCTATCTATGTAAATTCAAGACTGTCTGTGGAGATAGATGGTTATCAGCTTTTCTAAATCTTATTTCGTGTTTGAGAAAGAATGAAATTCATTGTGTATTTATTTATGATAATGGAGCGCCTCCCGAAAAGGATGAGGAGAGAGCAGAAAGAGCAGCTCAGAGAGAGAAGAATGAGATGAAAGTGTATATGCTGGAAGAGGCTTTGGAAGTGTATCGTAATACAGGAGAGATATCAGAGTGTCTTATTGAGTTGGATCAAAACGAGAAGAAAAAGATGCCTCAAAGGTTGTTACGAATAAAAGATACATCTGTTAATATGGAATTTGTGGAATCTAAGGTTGAGAAGATGAGAAGTTATATTTTGGATATTTCTGGTGAAGATTTTATTCTGACGAAGCTACTCTTTGACATTCTGAATGTTCCGTATTACGATGCACCTTTGGAGGCAGAAACAATGTGTGCTGATTTGTGTAAAAGAGGTATTGTTGATGCGGTGATTTCTGAGGACACAGATGTTTTGGCTTACAGTTCTCCAATTTTCCTTACAAAGATCAACACGTCAGAAGGAACATGTGTTAGAATTTCTCATTCTCAAGTACTTGAGGCTCTTGAACTGGAGGATAGAGAGTTTTTGGATTTATGTATTATGTGTGGAACAGATTATAACAAGAATATTCCAAGAGTGGGACCTGAAACGTCTTACAAATATATAACTAAGTATAGAACTATTGAAGGAGTGGCGGAGGGGGAAAAGTTGGATATTTCTATTTTGAAGCATGAGACGAGTAGAAGATTGTTTTTGGAGTATGAGAGATCCCCGATAGAATCTATCCCATATTGCGGAATTCCCGATTTTGAGAAGTTGAAAGAATTTGTGTTTAAGCATAATCTTAATTTGAATGTTGATAGTTTGCGACAGTCGTTTTCAAGTAATATTATTATTTTTGAAGATGATGAAGAGGAGTGTAGTTTAATAAAATAGTTATATTTTTTTATTTTATAATTATAAATGACTACGACATATAAAACTGCTAAAGAATTTTACTATAGTAATCAACCAAAGCAAGAATTTGGTAAGCAAGAATTTGGTAATAGTGTTCGAAAATACACGGGTTCAACTAATCAAGAAGTATGGGGTCCATTGTTTTGGTTTACTTTGCATAATGGAGCTGCAAGATATCCTTTGAGAGCAAGTCCTATTACTAAAGAGCGAATGAAAGGGTTTATATTAGGAATACCTGTAATGGTACCGTGTAATGATTGTAGTGAGCATGCTGTAGCTTTTATAGAAGGAAGTTATCATGTGTTAGATGATATATGTAGTGGAAGAATGAAATTATTTAATTTCTTTGTAGATTTTCACAATCGTGTTAATAATAGGTATAATAAACCTTTAATGGGATATGATGAAGCATATGCGTTATATGCTACTTAGTTCCATTTATAAAATAAAATTGAATGATAAATGGAACTTGAATTACTATATTATAAGAAAATGTCATCATCTTTAAGACTTAAATCCGAACAGAATAAAGCTTATTCTCTAATGACACAAGGAAAGAATATTTTTTTAACAGGTGCTGGAGGTACAGGAAAGAGTGAAACAATAAAACTTTTTGTCAAAATATATAATTCTTCCAAAAATATATCCGTTACATCTACAACTGGTACATCTGCTTTACTTATAAATGGAGTTACTCTCCATTCTTACCTTGGGATTGGGTTAGGTACAGGTAGTGTTATTTCAATGTCTACTAAAATATTAAAGAAATTTTATTTGAAGAATAGATGGACTAAATTAGATGTGTTAATAATCGATGAGATATCTATGATGTCACCAGAGCTGTTCGATAAACTGGAAGAGATGGCACGTATCATTAGAAGAAGTTCGAAACCGTTTGGAGGAATTCAACTTGTTCTTTCAGGGGATTTCTGTTTTTCTGGAAATACAAAAATCCTAATGTCAAATGGAAATATAAAATTTGCAAAAGATATTAATATAGGAGATGAACTGATGGGAGATGATAATAATTCACGTAAAGTTTTAAGACTTTTTCAAGGTGTAGCTAAAATGTATAAAATAGATATGCCTAGAGGAGAATCATTTACTGTGACAGGTAATCATATATTATGTCTCCGTATGTGTAGATATAAACATATCTTGTGGAATGAAATTAAACAATTATGGATTGCTCATTATTGGGATAATGATATAAAAAATAAATCATTTAGTATTCACGAATATGAGGCTGCTAAATTATTTTTAACATCTTTTCAAGATGAATTAATTATAGAACTGAGCGTGAATGATTATCTTAAATTACCATATAAGACTCAATGTGAATTATATTGTTATAAAGTTGAAATATTACATTGGCCGAATAGAGAAGAAACAGAATTATTAATTAATCCTTGGTTATTAGGGGCTTGGTTAGGATTTAATGAATGTATAAGCGAATTTATAATATTTTTGGAGCAAATGGATTGTTGTATAAACAGTCTAGAAAATGCACTTGGTACATATAATTTGATTAATAATAAACATATTCCAGATGTATATATGTATGCTTCAAAAGAAATACGTTTAGAATTATTAGCTGGGTTAATAGATACTGATGGATGTATGTCTACGACTAATAATACTTATCAGATAAGACATAATTTAGCAGAGCAAATTTGTTTTTTATCTAGATCATTAGGATTAAGTTGTTATATATACGAACAGTATTGTAATATTGGAGGTAATATTGATGAAATTCCATGTCGAATTACCTATAAAAAAGCAACAAAAATTAATAAAAATCCATTATTAATGAAAATAAAAATTACACCTGTTGAAGAAGATAATTTTTACGGTTTCGAAACTGATGGTAACAGAAGATTTCTTCTTGGTGATTTTACAGTTACTCATAATTGTCAACTTCCTTGTATAGATTCTTCCGATTTCTGTTGTCATGCGAACAGTTGGAAAGGTTGCATAGACGATGTTGTATATCTCACGGAGATTATTAGACAGAGAGATCCGATATTTCAGAATTGTTTGAACCATGTAAGACTTGGAGAATTACCTAATGATGTTCTTGAAATTCTTGAATCGAGAGTTGGAGTAGAAATAGTTAACGAGTTTGGTATAAGACCGACTAGGTTGTATCCTTTGAACCGTAATGTCGATTACGTAAATGAAGAAGAACTTGATAAATTGGCTACAGAAGACACCGAATTTTTTGAGTATAATATGGAAATCAAGGTATATGATTGTGTGAATGATAAACAAGCTACTTTAGATAAGTTCAAGAAATATTGTACAGCTCAAGAAACTCTTCAATTGTGTATTGGAGCACAGGTAATGCTTCTTTATAATCTGGATTTAGAAGACAAACTCGCTAACGGGAGTCGGGGAGTGGTTGTTGGATTTACTAACGAATTACCGATAGTTAAGTTTTTGAATGGGGTTGAGAGGGTTATAGATTACCATACATGGGAGATAGAAGAGATGGATGTAACTACGATGAAAATGACTCAAGTTCCTTTGAAACTTGCATATGCGGTTTCAATACATAAAATACAGGGGTGTAGTTTAGATTGTGTTGAAGTTGATTTAACGAACGTATTTGAGTACGGACAGGCTTATACGGCATTGTCAAGAGTTAAAAACCTTGAAGGATTAAGTATAATTGGATACAACATTAATAGGATTAAGGCTCATCCAAAAGCAATAGAATTTTACAAAAATATTTAATGTATGTATATTTTATATCTCGTAAGAGAAAATGATATAAAATTACACGTCTGTTTTTTTAAACTGGTTGTAACCTTTTGAAAAAAGGTCAAGTTTAGTTTTTGAGTTAATGCTAAAATCGAATTCTTTTATTTTTATGTATTCTAAAGTTACAATATCACATTTACTGGATACATTTTGTATTTTCATTTTTTCAGATTGTGCAATGGGGATGAACATCAGTCTATAAATATATTCTAAAATATTTATGTCTAAATCTTCTGTACCTTTAATAATTTCCCATGATAATTTAATACCTAGAATCTTATTACCTATTTTATCTCCAATATCAATTGGAAAGTTATTCGATATCCCACCGTCGATATAGAAGTTGTTTCCGTACTTGTATTTTTCAAATATCAATGGGAGATTTGAAGACATTCTTAAAGCAGTTATACATGGAAGATTTGGGTGTGTTTCTTGGGATAAGTATTCAACAACTCCTTCTGTTTCGTTGTATGTGATACAAGTTAATGTTTTAGCGAATGTAGTTTTTAGATCTTTAAGAGTTGGAAGGAAACCTATTTTTGATATAGTCATTTTTTCAAGTTGTTCTTGAATACTAGTGTAGGAGGAAGCTCCGCTACCGTTAATCATTGCTACAATATTGAAATGTTGTAATTTTTCCATCAATTTATTAGTACATATATATACAACTATTTCTATCGGTGTGTACCCAATAGCTAATAAAAAACATATTATAGCTCCAGATGATGTTCCAATGTATATTTTTATATCTCGTAAGAGAAAATTATCATAAGCACACTGAAGAGCACCAAGTGTTAAAATTCCTTTTACTCCCGCTCCTGCTAGAACTAAAGTATCATAATTTACTTCTTGACTCTTAGTTTCTTCTTTGGTTTCAGTTAAATTAGTTTCTTCTAGATCCATTTTGTTATGGTAAGGTATTCTTTTAAGACAATTAAACGTCGAGAACCTTTTTCAATAATAAAATACAAATAAATGCTAACACCACGATGGCGATAATATAAACTGTCTTATCGTTATGATAGAGACGTGAACATACGGGACACATCATAAAATGATTTGCTACATCTATACAGGAGGGTGAATTCGAAGGCATTTGAATAATCTTGTATTTAGGGTCTGTTGTTGTTTTAAGTTGATCTGTAAAATAGTCTTGTTCTTCTTCATACATTTTATTTACAGCTTGATTCATAGATTCACCTGGATACATATTATTCATTCCAGATTCCATTGAAGGTGTATGTCCTTCTCTTATATATTTTTGAAACTTTTCGGCTTCTCCCATAGGTAACATTTCAGAACCAGGATATTTAGATTCTCTAAGATGGTTTCTAATAGCTGGTTGGTAAGGTCTAGGACCTTCAAGTTCTTCTACATCAGGCAACTCGTCAATAGAAGTTGTATTTTGAGGACGTCTTTGATACATTTATTGATAGCATATTTAATATTTTTTTACTAAATATCATTATCTTCAATTTCTCTGTTATTTACAACAAGTTCAAATGCCTGTAAAAGGTATGGATTATTCTGATTATTCACAATATTGAGAAGAATATTATTAAAGTTAGTATCGTCTACATCAAGACAACTATTTTCTATACTTTCCTTATGTTTCTTAATTTCTACTTTCTTTGGTTTGAATACAACCTTAACACCCTTTTCTAATATATTTTTATACTTCTTCGTTTTCTTTAAAGCTTTGAACTGATCGTAACTTCCTGAAACGGTTATTTTTATTTTATCCTCTGTCTCTTGAGCAGAATAATTGTCAATATCTTCTACATCCATATAAACTATCTTCTTTCTTGGCAACTTTAGATCGTTCTCCTCTTTGATATAACCTGTAATTCCCTCCTCAAACGTTAAATACGCAATAATATTCTGCTCACTCTCCCCAAATGCATGTTGCATTGCTGAACCTGAATAATATATATTCTCTTGTGGTTGCTGCTTTGAATGAATATGTCCAGAAACAACGTGTGGATTTGATAAAGACCATCTATCTCCCTCTACGGATACTATAGCACCCATTTTACATCCAGCAAATTCTTGGTGAGCAAAGATACAATCTGAGTCTTCCCAAACACCTTCATAAGTATTTAATGCTTCTTCAAAACGCCCTGGAGAAACATAAGGAGAAAACACAAATTTCACACCTTTAATAGTTTCAGAGATAATTTTATCTACAATAACCGTGTTGTCCCATTCTTTCATACCATTCATCCAGTGATTCTCTGTTAAGAACTGCTGATTTTGGATATAATCGTGGTTTCCAACAAGTACGTAAGTTTTAGATATTTTTCTCATCTTATCAACAAAATCGTATGCTTTGTTTAACGCGGTTGTATGAAGTCTTTCATGTGTATGGAGTAAATCTCCTAATATAATAATAAGATCGGGACGTTTTTCATATGCCAGAGAAGTCATTCTTTCAATAAAAAGATTTACTTCTGGGATATTAGATATTTGAAAGTGAGGATCTCCAATTGCTAAAACTGTTGTCATTTTAATTTTAAACATTTTATGTTTAAAATACTTCAATTTTATTATAACTAGATGACTAAAGGAGGAATTATTACATTATTCTTTTGAAGGAGAGGAATAAGAGTTGGAGTCATACGAGACATTACGGGACTATCAGAGCGACTACTGTTCTCTACCTTTTCTTGCTCCATATTAAACCTGCGAATCATCTTGTTTAGATTGCTCGGAGATTGTTGGTTAAGGATAGAAATAATCTTTTCTTGGTTGATTCTGTTCTCTTCACGATTCTCAAGATGCCAACTATGACAATCACGGATAACAACAAACTCTTCGCGAGGAGTAGAAACATATTGTTTTTTAATGAAACGCTGAACGTAAGACTTGTAGATAGACTTTGAAATTTCATACAAAGTATTCTCATACTTATCAAATGTTTCAGCCTGGTCAGGATACAGATAATACAACATTCCAGACTGCTTCATGTTCATCCTTACTTGTAGATAACGAAACTTGATACTAGGCTCATTCCCACGAGCGCGGAACAAGTCTTGGTAGTCCTTCCGTAGTATTTTGTATTGTTTGTTGTCAGGAGCAAAGATGATAACACCTTGTAAAAGAGTAGGATTAACATTCGCAACATATTCGTATAAGTCGGAAATATTATTAAAGTCTAGTTTCTTAGGGTAAGGAATATTGATATTTTCTGTCATAACAAGATCTCCATTGACAAAAGTACCTACATGATACAGAGTAGGGTTTTCAGGGGGAGAACATACAATCCTGTTATCAAGATTATTACGAACCAAAAACATATACTGCTTCGTGGGATCTAGTATGCTATGTAAACGATCTAATACATTTACTCCTTCTGGAAGTGCCTCTTGAAGAGCAGTATTGTTATTAATCTCCCATTCAAGAGCCTTCTTAAAAGAAGACCCAAATGGTTCGCTTGATGACCACTTACTACGGAATGCATCCAACTTGCGATGAGTTGAAGTAAACCACTTTCCAGCAAAATTAAACATTCTAATAAGAGCACCTTCTTGAGCCTCATACATAGAACATTCACTAAATACTGGTGTGATAGTCTCTTCAATCCTTTCTAACTCGGTATGATTATATTCAACAGTGTATGGAAACGCCTTCATAACAATTTCTTGTTTGTGAAAGACAACGCCACGACACTGACGGATTAATCCTTCGTCAGTAGGACAGCAACGAACATAACAAAATAGATCAAGACCTGTTGTCTCATCTTGATCAACTTTCCTTACAGCATCACCAAGCGCCTCAACATTTGCACGTGTAAACTCGGAATCTATAGATAGTGTGGGTGTAGTATTCGTTTCAGATGTGTCCTCAGTAGCCACGGTCTTAATGGATCCGTATTGTAGAGCTTGCTCCTCGGATACCATAGTATTTTCAAAATTAATTTCCATTTAGAGTTTTTATTATAATAGATAAGTTTTTAAATCAAGTTCAAATATAAATACAACTTTATATTTCTTTCTTTTTATAAATATGTATTCTGTACAAGAAAAAGAAGACAACTTAAATGATAAAATCAAGATATGGCATTGCCAACAAGAAGCAATCCTTAAAGAATGGGGTGAAATAGCAGCATCATACAGATGGTTACATAATCAATCACATAAAAAATACAAAAGGCAAAATATAGCATTCACTTTACCAGTTATTATTTTGAGCACACTAGCAGGTACAGCTAATTTTAGTCAAGGCTCTCTATCAGGTTCATATGCTATTTATGCACCGCTTATTATTGGTACAATTAATCTAATAGCAGGTCTGTTGACAACTATTTCAGAATTTTTGAAAGTTAGTGAACTTTCAGAAAATCATAGATCTTCCTCTATCTTTTTTGGAAAACTTTCAAGAAATATAAAGGTAGAATTATCTCTTCCTTTGGCAGAACGTTCTTCTCATGGAAGAGAATTTCTCAAATTATGCAGAAACGATATTGACAGATTGTTAGAACAAAGTGCCAGTATACCCAATGACATTGTAATGAATTATGAAAATAAATTTGGAAAATCCGGACTATTCAAACCTGAAATTTTAGAAGTACATAAAGTCTCTATATACCATAATGAAAAAGAAGTAAAAGAAGAACACATTGGTAAAGTAGTCGCAAAAGCTGCTGAACTTATATCCATAAAACAAAAACATACATTAGAAGAAAAAATCGATACTTAATAATTTGGTTGAATTTGAGCAAGAGTAAGCATATCGGTTGAATGCGTTTCCAATATCATCGGAATTCCATTTTCTTTACAACGGTTTAGAAGATAAATTAAAGAAGAAAAACTCTCCCCCCAAATATACCCTTCTCCAAGTAATTCATGTCTATCTTTTTTTGAACCAAAAATAGTTTTACTATCATTCAAATGAAGCAAATTAAATTTATCAAGTCCAATATATCTATCAAAATCAACAAACATTCTATCAACCTCATCACAACTTCGTAAATCATATATACCTGCAGCGAATATATGACAAGTATCCACACAGACTCCGACATTATTTTTCTTTGAAGAATCAATTCCTTCAAAAACTCTTCCTATTTCTTGAAAATCTTTACAAAGTTTCCTTCCTTCTCCAGCACAATTCTCAAGAAGTAACTTCCCATTCTCTGTAAAATTAATCTTATTAATAGTCTTTGCAATAGTATCCAAACCAACATCAATATCTGGATAACATCCCGGGTGAATTACAACTCCACTTCTACCAAAAACAAAATTAGATACTATAGATAGTTCATATTCAAGTTCTCTCAACATATGAGATGTTTTTCTGTCTTGAATAGAATCCCCATTCCAAGCAAGACTTTTTACAGAACCATTGAGGTTGGCGATATAAGGAAAATGGGTAAAAACATTCATTGGAAATCTTTGCATGAGTTTTTTTGATGCTGTTAAATCTTCAAAAGAAATCTTTTGTCTTGTAAAACTTTTGGGGTTACCCATAAAGAATTGACAAGAGTACATACCTTGAGACACAGCATATTGAATAGTTGGAAGAATATTATTGGAGAAACTGGTATGAGCACCTACATCCCAGAACATAGAATATACAGAAGTTGACATTTGTTTTATTTTTATTTATTTTTATTTATTTTTCAAATTTATTTATCATTTAAAAAACCTTATTATATATAATAACAATGCAAATTTTCGTAAAAACTTTAACGGGAAAAACAATCACCTTAGAAGTGGAACCGTCTGACACTATTGAAAATATTAAACAGAAGGTCCAAGACAAGGAAGGGATAAACTAGGGGGTTGTCCAGAAAAGCATCCTGCCAAAATCATTTAGGCTCTGATTTTGGGTAAACAGTTGTATCCTAATGATAAAATTGATTTATATATTGTAGATCCGTATAAAAGTAAATGGATCAACAAACATTCAAAATATGGTTCGCTGGGTTTTACGAAGGTGAAGGTTCTATCAGCAATGATAAGTCCAACAATAATAGAGTACGTCTTAGTGTTTCTCAAAATGACGTTACTCCTTTACTTAGGGCTAGAGAAACTTGGGGAGGTTCTATCGTTAAACGTGTTCGTCAATCTCCAGCATCTGAAAAGATGTGTACTGGATACGAGTGGCGTATATCACATAATGATACTCTCAAGTTTATAGAAGATATAAAACCATTTATGATAATTCCTTATAAAATAAACCAAGTTTCTGTTGCTTTAGAACTAGTGGAGGTAGGCAACGAAACTTACAAATGTAATTTCTGTGATAATGTGTATACTATTCCATCTGGAAGGCGTAGGCACGAAAAGAAAGAACATATTGAAAAAGGAATTCTTCATAAGTGTAAATTATGTGATAGAACATTCAAGAGTAAAGACAGTAAGAACCGACATATAAAAATCAATCATCAAAATACAGATGCTAGTCCAGATACGTCTGGGCAAGGTGGCTCAATTGCGGGAAACTTCTAAGAGCCTGAACTACTACCTTTACATTGGAAACTCTGTAAAGCACCCGGGGTAATGACCTAGGGTATAGTAACAACGTTCAGGATTGGACAATCCGCATCCAACTTCTAAGGGTTTATAATACTTTACCTATGAAGAGGGTTCAACGACTTAATGGTCACCGGTCCGAGGAGTTAGTATGCTCCAATGAAGGCTCAAGGTATAGTCTAGTCCCTTTAGGAAACTTTAGGGTATTACGTCCCCCAGATCAACAAAGACTTATCTTCGCAGGTAAACAACTTGAAGATGGAAGAACAATTTCCGACTATAACATAAATAAAGAAAGTACTATCCACCTCGTTCTTCGTTTACGTGGTGGAGTTGTCAATTAATTTAAAAATTATCGATTGATTAGATCGTAGATGTTGTTTATATTGTGTTGAGTACAGAGAAAGAAGTACTAAAGAAAAACGATATCAAAAATTTAAAACATTAATATTTTTTTTATTTTTTAAAAAATAAAACTAAAAGTGAAACTGTAGTTTGACTTTTAGTTTCACTTTTAGTTTTATTTATTTTTTTTTTTTTTTAAAAATATTGTTTACTATAAAATATGTCATTTAAAACACAAGATCTTGTAAGTTCTCCAGGTAGTTTATTATCTAATAACTCTAGATTGGGAGAACTTTTACTTTTAGAAAATGGAAACAATTGTCCGATGCCACGTGGTGCTCTCAAAAATGGTGTATGTAAAAAACCATGCATGTCAGGTATGAAGAAATCTGGGAAATGTAAGAAGAAGCCTCGTATACCTTGTAAATTAGGACAAAGCAGAAGCCTATCTACCAATCGATGCGGTGATCCAAAATCTAGAAGACGCAAGAGCGCTTCTAGACGCAAGCCAAAGAAGAGCAGCCGCTCTCCTAGGAAGGAATGCAAGTCGACACAGGCCAGAAGCCGTAAGTCTGGACGTTGTCGTAAGGTATCTTACAAACCCAGACGTAAGAGCGCTTCTTCTAGACGCAAGCCAAAGAAGAGCAGCCGCTCTCCTAGGAAGGAATGCAAGTCGACACAGGCCAGAAGCCGTAAGTCTGGACGTTGTCGTAAGGTATCTTACAAACCCAGA